CAAGTAGGTAGCAGTCTCGGTTTTGATAGCAACTCTCCGCGTAGTACACTCTCAGAGCAGGAAGAGGCTCGGTTTGATCTTCTACTTCAAAACTTGACAGGAAAGTAATCATGGCAATCCAAGACGATATTATGGCAATGCTGTCTCAGGTCAGCGATGCAGGTGACCGGGCGACAAGTCGTGAAGCCCTTGGTCGTAAACTCTACGCAGAGGCGGGTGACAGGTTGTCGGGTGATGCCCTGTACAACGCACTCCGTGACGTAGAATCTGCCCGTGGATCGATGGGCGAAATAGAAGACTACAGCCGCGTTGCCGATATTCTTGAAAAGTACATGGACGATGCCGGGGACGGTGTCCCTGCTCCTGTTCCTGACGATATGATTGTTGACGACACCCGTGCAGCCATGGAAGTAATGCCGTCCCCCGACACTGCGCCACGCACACCTGTCGGAATTGAAGAACTTCCCCCGATGCCCCGTCCTGATTTTGATCCAGAAACCGCTGAACGCCTTATTCTTGAACGGGACGAAGGTCTTGCCGGATTAATGGCCGGTCAGATGGCACCGCTTCGTGCATCCGATATTGAACCTATGGCTCAATACAGGCCCGGACAAGCCAATGCTATGAGGGTTATGCGCGACATGTCTCAAAGTCCTTCTACTCGTCGGCCCGAAGGAATGACGGAAGCACAGAACGAAGCCTTCACACGCATGATGAAGTCGCAGTTAGCCAACGAAGTATTTCCACGGACCGGAATGACTCCTGAAGATACTTATGATCTTTTCATGAGCGGCGATGGAGAAGCAGAACGCAGGATGGTTGATCGTATGAGCGGACCAAGCGGACGCGAATACACAGAACGCCGTGGACGATTAGTCGAAGGCGACAGAGAAAATCAGGCTCTTGCCCTTGGTTCTGCATTTATCCCTATGACTGCTATTCCAAAACTTGCAGCACAAGCCGGTATTAGTGCTGGTGTAGTTAATAGGCTTATAAACTCAGGACCAGCCGGAATCAAAAGACTAACGTCTATGATTAGGTCTAAACTTGCCCCCATTCCTAATAAGACTCCGGGGGCACGTATGAGGCAACGAGTTGATGTAAGTCGGCAGCCAAATCCGAACAACGGCTTTAACGACGCAATGAACGAGACCACTCGTAGGTTTACCGCGACCGGCGGAGCGGCTAGTGGCGGCCAAGTCAACAACATCCGCGACAAGATCATGAATACTTATGGGAGAATGTAATGGCTAAAAAAACAAAGTACGGCAAGGCATGTCGTCCAACAGGGCAGGGCTTCGGGGCTGCTCGTAAACCCAAAGGAAAATAGTAATGGCAAAAGGCAAAGGTAAATCTTACGGCGACACCGCCAAGATTCCGCAGAACGACTTCAGTGTCCGTGCGGAACGTGAAGTTCTTCGGAACTCTGACAAGTCTACTTACCAGATTAAGAAAGGTAAGTAATTAAGTATTCCGTCTTCCCCACGTAACGGAGAACCTATGTATTTCGAAGACATCAAGAAACAAATAGAAGACCAGATTACGGAGTACGAAAAACTCCTTGGGTCCAATGGCGCAGAGGACTATTCTGCCTATCGTCAATACGTCGGCACCATCTCAGGATTGAAATGGTGTCAGGATTTGGTCGCACAAATCCAGAAACGTACAGCGGAAGGAGAAGACGACTAATGGTCATGGAACCAAAGATGGCAGGTGCTATCAGTAATGCCGATTGGGCGCAGGACGAAGACATTGTGGACCCGTCCCCGCTCCCCACAATCCCCGGATACCGACTCCTCATCAGGCCTCTGAAAGTTCAGGGCAAGACGAAGGGCTCTATCATACTCCCCGACGCGTTCAAGGACGACATCAACTACCTGACCACCGTTGGCCGTGTACTGGCTGTCGGTGATCTTGCCTACCGGGACGACGAGAAGTTCCCGCTCGGCCCGTGGTGTCAGGTAGGAGACATTGTCTGCTACGGGAAGATGAACGGGAACAAACTTCGATATAAGGGCGTAAACCTTATCATGCTTTACGATGACCAGATCATCATGAAGATTGAAGACCCCTCGGATGTTGATCCGATGTTTAACATCGCCTCATAGGCGTAAACTATGGAGGAATCGGCTATGTCCGATGATGATTGGAATGAAGTTGATGTCGAAGCCGTACGAGATGGCGACGACAAAGTAGAGTACGAAGTTGAGGAGGAAGCCACCGAAGAGAAAGCTGAACCTGTACAGGCTGTTGATGAGTCTGAAGATACAGATGAGACTGTCATCGAGGTGGACGAGGCGGCCCCCGATCCTGATCCTGTCGAAGCTGCTCCGGAACTTGAAGGTGTTGACACCGACGGGGCACAGAAACGAATCCGACAGCTAGTCCGGCAGCGGAAGGAACGCGAAGAGCATATCATTGCCCAGCAGCAGGAACTGGCCGCACTACAGGCCCGGTTGCAGGAGACGGAGCAGAAGAATGCCGAAGTCTTTAAGAAAAACTATGACGTCACTGAACAACAGCTTCAGGAAAAGGCTGAGATGGCCCGTCAGGCATATCTCCGGGCTTATGATGACGGCGACAAAGAAGCTATGTTGGCTGCTCAGGAAGCTATGTTCGACGCCAAGCAGAATATGGGCTTGGTCCGGCAGGGTCGTCAAGACATTGAAAGATATTCTACCGACCTTGTGAAACAGGCTGAGGAGGCTAATAATCAAGTAGCGCCACAGCAGCAGCAACCGGCATACGATCCGAAGGCTGTTGAATGGGCTGAGAAGAATACATGGTTCGGTCAGGATCAGGTAGCAACGGCGGCAGCACTTGCCATTGATGCCAGCCTCAAGAACGAGGGCTACGATCCTACATCGGACGATTTCTATCAGGAAGTTGATAAGCGACTACGCGCTGAACTTCCTAACAAGTTCGGGGGCGCTCCTGCCTCGTCACCCAAGGAGCAAGTGGTAGGGGGACAGTCGCGTAAGTCTCCCGATTCTACCGGCGGCAAGAAAGGTAATCGGAAGGTCAAGATGACCCGTGCCGATATTGAACTTGCCAAGAGGTGGAACATCCCACTTGAGCGGTACGCCAAAGAAAAGGCGAAGGCCGAAAAAGCGACGGAGACGGGCGACTACACGTCCATCAATGTCGGTTAACGCGGAGGACGAAAACATGAGTGAAAGTAAAGCACGTAATAGCCGAGTTGATGAAGGCCGGGAGGCCGAACAGCGTTTCGACGAAGAGTTCACTGAACCGAACTGGTTGTCAATTCCCGATTCTGTTATCGAACGGTTTGCTGATCAGGGTCTGGCACTACGCTGGGTTCGTGTTATGATCAACGGACAGGACGACTACAAGAACGTAGGCGACCGACAGAATGATGGTTGGACTTTTGTCGAACCGAATGATGTTCCTGAAATGATGGCTAACTCTCGTATCGTGGACGAGGGACGGTTTGAAGGATGTGTCGTCCGTGGTGACGTCGCTCTCGCAAAGGCTTCTGCCAAGCGCATGCAAAGCAGAAAAGAGTACTACGAGAACCGATCCCGGACGATGATGGATAACGTAAATGCCCAGTTGATGCGTCAGTCAACCGCAGCAATGCCGATCCACAACACCTCCAAATCATCTGTAACTAAAGGAAGGACGCCTTCCTTTAATGATTAAGGAGTAACATTATGGCTTTGTCAAAAGCACTTAATGGCTTCGTCCCCTCGCGTCGTCGTGGTTCTGGTGTGAATAGCACCGGCACCAGCCGTTACCGTGTTGCCAATGCCTTCGGCAGCGACATTTTTTACGGCGACCTCGTAAAGCTGGACGCAGGCTACATTGAAGTCATCACAACCACCACGAATTACACCACTGGTGCATTTCAGGGATGTGAATACATCGACCCCGTGTCGAAGCAGCCGGTCTTCTCGAATTATTTCCCGAGCGGTACTTCTTCGGCGGTCGGTGAGGTGACGGCGTTCGTTGTTGACGATCCCGCCGCGACCTACATTGTTCAGGCCGACGCCTCCGTGTCCGTTGGCGATATCAACCTGAACTTTGACGTAACGCTCGGCGCAGGTTCCGCCGTTACCGGTGTTTCCGGTTTCGGTATTCAAGCTGCCAGCCGTGTAGAAACCACCGCGATGGTCCGTGTCCTCGACATTTACGGTGAGCCGGGTAACAGCTTTTCGGATGCATATCCGAAGGTTGAAGTCCGACTTGTCCAGTTCGTTGACGCCGACACATCTTCGCACGACGAATAGGGGAGTAAGTAATTATGGCTATTAATCGCAGTAATATCGCAAAGGAACTGCTCCCCGGCCTCAACGCTGTCTTTGGCGTTGAGTACGGTGATGTCAACGACGAGCATGCTCCTCTGTTTGACACCGAGAACTCGGACCGCAGCTTCGAAGAGGAAGTCCTCTTCACCGGCTTCGGCTCGGCTCCGACGAAGACCGAAGGTTCGGCTGTTCAGTTTGATACTGCACAGGAATCGTACACCGCTCGGTACAACCACGAGACTGTTGCCCTCGCGTTTTCCGTCACGGAAGAAGCGATGGAAGACAATCTGTACGACACCTTCTCGAAGGTCCGTGCGCGTGGTCTGGCCCGTGCGATGGCGAACACCAAGCAGGTGAAAGCTGCCGACATCTTCAACAACGGCTTCGCGGCTGGTGACTATGCCATCGGTGACGGTCAGGCGTTCTTCAGCGCCGATCATCCGACCATCGGTGACGGTACCCAGTCTAACCTTGCCGCTGCTTCGGACCTGTCCGAGGCTGCTCTTGAGACGATTCTTACGAACATCCAGCTTATCAAGGATGATCGTGGTATTCTGATCGGCGCGGGTGCTGTGTCTCTGCACATCCCCCCGGCCCTCCAGTTCACCGCTGAGAAGATTCTCATGTCGCCGGGTTCGACGAACGGCACGAATAACTATGCCAAGAACGACATCAACGCCATTCGTGCGATGGGTGCTGTTCCGGGCGGTTACTTCGTCAACCGTCGTTTC